CCTGACCCGCCTGACCCGCCTGACCCGCCTGACCCGCCTGACCCGCCTGACCCGCCTGACCCGCCTGACCCGCCTGACCCGTTGCTACCCTGATAATTAATATTCGACTGTATCGTTATATTTCTGGAATAAGATGGCGTAACCGTATCAGTTATCAAAACAGCACGTGAGGCATCACACTTATTCTGAAAAGTTTCCCAGTTCATTATGCAGACATTTGATGTGTCATAGGAAACTTGTTTTACATTAACGGAATAAGAATAGTTAATGTATGTCGGGTTATTCACGTCAGATTGTTTTGATTCCACATTATAAGAAACAGCCTTATAACTGTTCTGTAGTATTTTAACATGATTGCCGTCACTGTCGGTTTGCTCAAACCACATATCAGGCTGGTTATAATCAGCCTTTACCGTTTCCGTAATGTTAGCAATGGCAATTGAATCAGCATTGTTAGACAGATAATACCCTGAACACATTGTGCAACTGGCATTTGTATAAAGCGAAAACTGAGAACCTATTGAGTCAGATTTAACCACATTAGCAGGAATGCTCAGAGTAGATAAGTCAGACGGTAAATTCACAGTCTGCCCGGGTGTTACTGTATCTGGCGTAGAATTGTTTCCTGAGTCTCCATTACTACCCCCGCCAGATGAATTATCATCACCACCATTGCCAGAGCCATCAGCAGCACGAACAGGCGTCCAGTGCCCATTCCACGAAGTATCATTATCATAACCGATACCAATACCCGAAAGTTCGTAAATGCAGTTTTCAAAATTTGCATAACGTGAGTCTCCTTCTTTCCAGACATTACTTAATGTGCCATCAAATGCGGGTTTACTTAAACATTCAGCGTCTGTAGTTGCATGGGTAAAGAAAGGAGCAAAAAATAAAGCAATAATTATTTTCTTCATTTATGCTACCTTAATAAGGGGTGGCAGACGCCACCCAAATGAATGGTTGAAGCGAAATAATGTTGAATTAGGATGCGCGGCTTACAAATTTCTTAAAGAGCTTAATTCCCACCGTAGCACCAACAACAAGAACAACAAGCGCCCATGCGTACCCGGACATTTCGGTTGCCTGAGCGGTTAAAGAATCAAAAGCAGCTTTAGCCTGACTGGTTGCATCATCTGCTGCAAAGGCAGATGAACCAATAACCAGAGTTGAGCCAGCAATGATTTTTGCAACGACTGATTTTTTCATGTTGAAACCTCAGATAGTTTTTTAAACACCAGAATAGAATGGGATATAACCCATCCAATACAATAAGCAGCAAAGAAGTAAGATAGTGCACTCATCTTTGACCACCACTAATAACGCCAAGGCCAAAACAAATAACAAGCCCGGCATTAAATATTAATTGATACAGAGAATCGAAGTCTGTTGCAGACATGTTTATTCCAGAAGTTCAAGAAGCATGTCTACGTTAAAACCACGGGATTGCTCACCTGTTTGTTTATCTGTATATGGAAAGCTACGTTCATAACCTGTAATTCGGCAGTGAATATCTGCTATCTCATCCCCCACACGGCCAAGTGATTTCTTGGACTTAATGCGTATAACTGGAGGGAAACTATATGCGTCAGCGGCAGGAGAAACCACTGTAGTGTAATAATAGCCGCCGCCGTTATTAAATCGTTTGATTTTTCCGGTAACAGTGGTTTCCAGATTTCCTAACTCACTCATATAAACACCTTTTATTAATCAACTATGCAACGCGTAAATGTGACGGACGTACATACCATGATGGTGCAACGCACTCCTGCACCTTAATTTCCCGTGTTTGTTTCACAATCACAGGAGAGAATTTAGAAACATTGCATTTCTGCGCAATGTCGATACCAATTTTTCGTAACCGCGCCCGATGTGTCTGAACCTGTTTTTTGTTGAAGTCAAATACATGACCGTGAAACCACTGTATTGCATACATTGCGGTAGTATTTGCTGCACGGGTGGTTTCAACAACCCCACTACTTACAAGATGATCACTGATAGTTTCAAAGTCCATAGCATTCACCGATAACTTTTTATCAAGTTCAAGAAAATCAGAATGTAACTTATTTAAAATGGAATAATCAGAAAGCCCCCAGTAATTGAGCGCATTCTTTTGCAAAAATCTGGATTTCAGCTTTTGCTCAAACCTTACGACCCCATTCTCTTTGCAGAAAGATATAATATCGAGTAGGTAATTGTATTCCCGAGATTGTTCGGAAAAACGATTCTTTATCTTTGTCAAAGAATGGAGTTCCATTTCATGAGCTTTATTGTAAACCGTTGGATATATGAGGTTTACATTGCCTTTTTTAGACAGCCAGTCAACGGATTTTCCATTGGAGTGTAGCCGTGGAACGCTGTTCCTGTAGGGTTGCGTAGATAAACCTGAAATATAGTCATCTTCATTCCCCTTACCTGCCGCCCTGTTCGAGGTGATATGTACTTCTTTAATAATTGCACCGTCAGCAACAAGAGGTGCTTTCTCATTCTCTTTTGCCTGGCCGGGCATAAGCCTCTTACATTTCGTAAACTGAGGTAAACCTATTTCAGCAAGGATCGTATTGAAAACCGATACACAGGAATCCAAAGTTGGAAGGCCAAATAAATTATCAAGACGCCCCCACCGGGAAGGATTTCCAGAGACTTTCAGCAATGAGCCTCGGATAGAGATCGAAACAACATCACAAAAAGATCCTTTGTGCTGAAAAGTTGGCTGACTCAGAGCTGACGCTTCCCCGCTTTCGAGGTGGATGCGCTGATAGGCAACATCACTCAAAATCGGTAGCTGAAAGCCAAAATCCTGTTCAATAGTCAGCCAGTCAAAAAACATTGAACACTCACCCTATACATGTATGCAGTTACGCAATGACAAAAATCTATCACGCATTACGCATGTATACAAGCATAATGATATGAGCGCATAAGTGTTTAACTATAATGACGGCAGAATACGACTGGAGAGCATAAGTGTTTAGCTTTATGCCAGCAGAAAACTACTGAGGTGTGGAATGGCAACTCCAAAACGAACAACTATGGCTATCGTGGCTGAACGAAAGCTAAAACTCGAACGGCTGGCGATCGATGCCAGTCATACCGCTGGACGTGCGATCACTTGGACTGATATCGTTAATCATCTGATTGATAATTATGCAAAAGATGCAGCAAAGGATCTGATTCACACAACCAAGTCCAGCGAGTAAGATTAGAAAAATACCGTGGGAAACCACGGTAAAGTTCGGGTGTCACAGAACCCCGAACCGCTTCGCGGTGCAAATGCACCCACAAATTCAACAGCACAAAGGAAATGCTACATGGCAACTCTTACGATACCCGTCTCGCTTTGTATTTATGATGATGTGAGTCTTACTGTATATCCTGTGAAAACAGGATATACACCAGAAATATCATACAAAGAACTAAATAATGCTTATATAGCTGGCATAAGAAATAAGAAAGGTAAAATAATAGGTTCAGGAATATTTATTTCAAGCATTAGCAACCCTAAAAGTGACGATTTGAGAGATGCTGCCGCTGGTATATTTAGATCGCACAAGGTCACAGAGAATATAATGAGAAAAGCGGTTTCTATTCCAGTTGGTAAGCTCAATATAAATCTGGAACATGGCACAATAGAAAATGCATTCTCCGAAAATGAATTAAATATGGTTTATGCTGATTTCTACATGAAAAACAGCATCTCCGGAAATGCCTGAACATATGTTTATTAGTGATAATAATCGACAAAAGAGGTAAAGGATGGAGAATAAGGCTTTCGACATCAAAGAGTATTCAAGAATAACATATCAAATACTAATTGATATATCGCGAGTTTGGTATTATCGGAAGCTAATCACGGCAAAATTACTATTTGATAATGGTCTGAGTATTGACTCGATAGCTGAAGAATTCAATGTTTCACGTTCCACCGCTGACAAATATATCAATAAATTCAATGAGATAGTTAAATCTCAAGACTCTGAAACGCAATACAAATTTTTCGTCGCACTACAAACTCCAGATAAAAGTTGCTGCCCTGAAACAATGGATAGAATTGTAGAATATGTATATCAACTTGATGTGCATAAAGAAAAGTGGTTTTATAAATTTACTGTGAAGTCCAATTAACTAAGGAGAATTAGTATGTCTTCAAAAGAAGATTTAATAAATGCCTTTAATAAATCAGCATCTGATAAAGAGATTGGCGAAAAAAGAACAAATGACGACATCAAAGAGTTTCAAGAGCAAGTGCGAGGCCTTATAAACACAATGGTTGAGTGGCTTGAAGGAACTCCAGTAAAGATCGAAAGAAGCGAATCAATAATCAATGATGTAACAACAGCGCCAAAAACATATTCAATTGAATCTGTAGTGTTATCTAATGATAACAAGAGAATCAGTTTTTCTCCGACGGCATTATATCTTATGGGCTCCAGAGGTGAAGTGGAAATAAAGTACACTGGTATCAATAGAAACCTAAAATGTAACCTGTACATGAGGGATTCTATCGGTGGTGCTAGTGAGCCAGGTGTATGGTCACTAGTCGATGGCAATGATAAAAGAAATAATCGTCGACCTTTCACCCAAGACGTCTTCTACGAGTTAGTAACTCGAATTGCATAGTGATGCGCACAATGACGTTATGCTAAATAGGCCGCTGCGGGAGAGATTTTCGCAGCGGCCTTTTCAACATAACGTGTGGAACATTATGCGCACCA